ATTTCAAAGGGATAGCTTTTGGCTTTACATAATTAATATCTAATAAATCAATACCGCCTAGAGCAGGCTCTGCAAAACCCTCAAACTCTAACATCTTTTTACTAATAGCATCTAACGGTTCTATAAATTTTTCAGGCGCTCTAGTTGTGTCTTGATCCAAAGGATCTAACGCATTTGGATCGTCCATAAGTCTTTGTATAATATCATTAGGGTCTTCAGTTAAGTTATCAAGATCTTGTTCTAAGAAAAATTGATCACCAAGATCAGTATCGCTATCAAAAATTGGAATGTCTTCTTTGTTTGCGTTGCGTACTACACTGTCAGCCATCGTCACCTCAATAATATGCTCTCACTTGAGCAGACCCATCGCTCTCTTCCCAATCGTCTGAAGGTAACTGTACAAAATTACCCTGACGATATCGCATTAAAGCCTGTGTCATGCTATCTACAAGGTCATCATACTCTCCATTTGGAAAAGCTGCAACCTCTTCTATCATTTCGTCTGCAAAAGTTTCATCGGGGGCCCAAACCATGCCCGCTTCAAACAACGGAGACACAGAATGCACTCTTGATACCTTATCGTTACCTTTACTCGGTGTAAAATTGACAACTGGAATGCCCATGTTCCGTAATTCGTGGGTCAAGGGCATACCTGACGCCTTAGCTTCAACAATTACTGTCTCTGGGTCCCAATATTTATACATTTCTAACGCTAATTCCTTTAATTCTGGAAAATCCCACCGTCCTTTTTTGCTATCAAGCAAGATTAGAGCGGGTTGACCGCCTTCTTCTTCTGGATAAAACACACCCCATGTCGTAATCGCACTATAATCTGCTGTTTCACGCTTCGAGAAAGCTGTATCGTAGCTCTGAATGACATATTGTAGGTTTGGAACGCTAGTTTTTTCCCATTTTTGCCACCATTCTCGTTTAATTATAGCATTTTCTTCGCCCGTTGGCTGCTGCTGATACTGGGCGTTCCATTTGCTCGGAGGTATCGACGCCTTTACAGCCGTTAAGTCTTTCAAGCTCCAGTATTCGGGCCAACATGGCTCGCCACTCTCGAATATTGCAGGAAGCTCCACGATTTCCCACTGATCGGCTAACGGGTCTTTAGCCATAGAACGTATCAACTGACCAGTTAAATCCTTTTCGGACCACCGGGTCTGCACTAAAACGATCGTTCCGCCTGGCTGTAGTCTCTGTCGGGGGCCCCCAGTGTACCAATCCCATGCATCTTCAAAGCCATTGTTGCTCATCGCGGTCTGTTCTGAATGTGGATCATCAATGATAACAAGATCACCACCACGACCAGCTAGGTTTGATCCCACACCAACAGCGTAATACATACCGCCCTTGTTTGTATCCCATCTTCCTGACGCTTTACTGTCAGCTGCAAGTTTAACTTCTGGGAAAACTTCATGGAACTCATCCGTGTCCAAAAGGTTTTTCACCTTTCGACCAAAATTTACTGCAAGCTCTGTTGTGTGAGTTGCCTGAATGATTTTCATATTTGGGTTTCTGCCCATCATCCATGCTGGAAACAAAAAGGATGCGAACTCTGACTTGGTATGTCTGGGTGCCATGTTGATAATAAGTCTCTTTAGTTCCCCATTCGCAACTCGTTCTAATTTCTCTGCGATGATTTCATGATGACGTCCTTGTATGAAAGACGGCCATATGGTTTTGACGAATGATAAAAAGTTATTTTTACAAGCTTCATTCTTTTCTAACTGAGCTAATCTTAATTCTAGTTTTAAGCGTCTCTCGTCGTGTCTATTACCATCCATGTAGGGGCCCCTAAGCTATGTTATTTTATGCCATTTATCGCTTATTATAATATAGTTAACGGCTATTTCAAATTATATGTGAATATTTGTGAAAAACTTGGCACAAGCGACCGCAGGCGATTGCACGGCGTCCGTGAATTTTTGGCAATTTTTCTTGATTCTAGCCGTATAAATTAACCTTTATTTATCGGAGTCTCTAACCTAAAGTTTCACGGCTCACGGCTTTTTATTTGGCGTCCTGATGCCGTTTTAATTTAGACTTTTTCCGCAGCTTAAACACTAAAAAAAGTTAATAACATCAGTGATTTAATTTTAAAAATTCCAGGTCGTTTGGTTCGTGGATCTCGGCAAGTTGTCCAAATTGCTTTTTAATTTCTCCAAGGTTTTTAATTCTTAAATCTCTGGTCGATGTTCTACAGCTGTAAATAATACGCCATAGGTTTTAATCAGCTGTTTACGTCCCACGGGGCAAGGTTTAACTATTTAAAACATAAAAAAACGCCGTCAATAATTAACGGCGTTCTATCAGCTTCTAACAGCTGTTAAATTGTTAATTTAAATGTCTGGTCGGTCTCCAAAGATTTAATTAAAATGTGATTTGCTCCATTTGATTTTTCTTTATGGAATCTAAATCCAATTAACTTAAATTTATAAGAATAATAAATATTTTCTAATTCATTTAAATTAATTTTGTTATCAATAAACTTATAAAAAGCATCAATAAATTTAAAACTATTTAATAATTTCATTTTGTTTTTTCCTCCATCAAATTGTTAATTTTCTCAATTGTTGGTGTGATAGTTTTAACAAGTGAATTGATTTCATCGCTATAATTAAGCGTTCTACATTTAACAATTTCGTAAATTAAATCATCGAATTGTTTTTTTAATTCATATTTAAATTTTGAATTTTTCACAATAAAACCTCCTATATATAAATTAATTGTGTGATAAAAAAAGAATAAAAAAAAACGCTGTAAATGTCAATTACAGCGTTAAATTTTAAAAAAGCAACGTTAAATTTTTTAATGCGTTTTAAATATAATTTGCTGGTCTTTTTGATTCCAACATAATCCGCAAGTTCCACAATTAGCTGTTTTATTTTCTTGCACTGGGCATACAATTGAAACGCCTTTAACAGGTTTAACAATGTCGTATGAGTTCGCAGAAAATGAAGCGGTTAGATCATTAGAAAATCTAATGTGGCAATGTTCATTATTATTTAATTTAATTATCTCTTTTGCAATTGCTCTTGATAGTGGGATAGATGAATTAATATTATTTGCTGTATATCCATAAACAGCAATATTATTAAAAGTGTTTAACATTTTACGCCAGAATTTAACATATTTAACGTTGAAAAAATCGCCCAAAATATGCAAGCGAATTAATAAAAGTTGATTAGTACTATTTAATAAATCGTTGTAAATTCGTTCCTCTAACAGCTGTACATTTTTTGCACTAATTCGATGAGCGAATGGCATATTATTACCGTAACAATCTGACCAGTGGATGCAATCACTAGGGCAAGTTTCACGCTCTACAAGTGTTAAAGTTACAAATTTATAATCTTTGTATTTACCTTTTAATACTTTTTTACCAAGTTTTTTATTTGTACTTGGTTTTAATATTTTGAATTGATAATTTTCTAATTCAAAAATATTATTTTTATATATTGTAGTTTTTAACATAAAATAACCTTTTTAAATGTGTGAACTATTAATATAAAAAAAAACGCCAACAGAGTCAATTGTTGGCGTTCGGATCTGTTAAGGTTGTTAATTTTAACGTAAATAAGTAAATGATTTTTTTAATTCTCTGATTGCTCTTTTATCATTATTTTTTAAAGCATAATAAAAGGGTAAATCTTTTTGGCATTCGTCACAAAATAAATAATCGTCAGCGTCTTTAATTTCTTCATCTCCGATTAATGTTTCATTAATAATATAACAAACCTCACAATTTATTTTTTTATAATTAATTTTCATTTTTTAACCTCCAATTTAATATTTTATTTTGTGCAAATTTATTTAAATAACTTTGTGAAGCCATTAAATTATTAACAGCTTCATCTAATAAATTATTATTTTCTTTTAAACTTTGTTTATTAAGAAAATTAATTAATTGTTGTAATTGTCTTCTAGTATTTTCGAGTCCTAAATTATCTTTCATTAAATTCCTCCATTTCTTTTATTGCTTTTAAATATTTAGTTTTTTCTTTTTCTGGTAAATCAGCCATTGAAATATATTCACAATTTTCAGATGCCAGACGTTCATTAAATTCAGCTATAACTGATGTATAATGATTAATAATTTCATATGACTCTATTGGTTTTTTTGTTTTAGAATTTACTAAAACATAATCACTAACAAATAATTTAACCATTTAAAACTCCATATTGTTTTACTTTACTACTAAACCATTTTCTTAAACTGATCGTTTTAACATTAGTTTTTAAACCAATAAACTTTTCAATTAATTCAAGATCATCTAGTACTGATTTTGGGTTATCTGAATCAGTATACATAAAAGGGCTACCATTAAACATTTCAGATATTTTAATTCGATAAAAAACATCCTTAATATTTTTTTTGGTAAACTCCCCAACATCAATAATCATTGTAATATGAATCATTGTTTCAATAATTTCTTTTGGGATGTCTTTAACATCGCATTGTGTGTAATCGTAATATAAAGCCATTTTATACCTCCGTTTTGACTAATTTAAATTTACACTCTGGAAACTCTTGTTTCCATTCCTCAAGATAATACTCTCCATCATCTTGGTTGTCATATTGAGCTTCTTCAGTCCAACCTTTTTGTCCTCTTAAATAGAGAATCCATTTTATTTTTTTCAATTTAATCTCCTATAAAATATGTGATATTATGGGATAATAAAAAAAAACGGCGTAAAAGTCAAATTACGCCGCTTATACTAGGTTTTAAAGTTGGGTTATTAAGACGCCAGAGCGACTCTATTCCAATCATTAGATTTAAGATTTAAAACTTTTCCTCCTAATTTTTGCCAAAAGTCTACGTTGTCAGCTTCAGCTGTATTGCCAACATTAGTACAAGCATTTACTAAAGTTGCTTTTGATATTGGCTGTCCTTGTTCGTAACCTCTTTGTCCTATGGTATTTAATAAACCATCTAAAACACTTGAAGTTTCTTTTTTAGATAAAGACATAACCTTGCCCAAGTCCTCAACAGCTTCAGTATAATTTTTGCCAACAGCAATTTTATCTTCTTTAGCTAATCTAATTTTCTCAACAATTTCATCGAATGTTTCTCTACTACCATAAGAGGAAATTATATCTCTTAATTGAAGCTTTAGGGCGTGGTTATCGGCGTCCTTAGTTTCATCGGTTAAAATGTTATAATGGTCTCCAGTCCTAGCACTCGTAATATGTGCTTTCCTAGTTACATTTTCAGTTTGCATTCCATTTAGACATGCTAAAGTCCAAGCAATGCCATGTACACTTATGCTACCAAAACCAACTTCGCTGTTACTGATACCAATCCCATGACTCATAAGATCATGAAGTCCTGCATCAGCTGTAATAACTTCGCTTTTCAATCTTATATAAAGTTTTTTATCGCTATTGGCATAGTTAACAATTTTCCATGAAGCACCAGACTCCCCAAGTGTAGGCAATGCAGATTCTAATAAATCAGAATTATCAAAAGTTTTAAATTTATCAGAAACAAATGCTCTGGCAATTCCAGTATGATGATCATAATTAAATGGAGATAATGCATGAGGATTATCATAAGTTCTAATCATTCTTCTAACTGGATTTTTTTCAAATAAAGCATTAACAACGGCGTCCGTTTCCTGAGGAACTTCATTTAATAAACGCCTAAATGTTGGAGCTTGGATTTCAATCTTATTTGCAATTTGATCTAAACATACTTGGTTTGCATTTAAGATTTGAGTTTTCTCTCCTCTATCAGCTTCCATAATAATCTGACTAGTTTTAACGCCTTTGTCATTCTCTATGGTTTTAAACTGAAGTTGGTTTGTAGGTGCAATAAAGTCTTGTTTCATATCGTTATGACTTTTGATATCAATTAACAAACTCTCTAAAGTTCTACTGTCGTTTTCTAAATGTCTCATATTTTCTCCTTTGTGTGATAGTTAAAACATAAAAAAAAACTGAGCAAACAATGCTCAGTTTTTAATATATCAGATATTTCTTATATGTAAAGTTTAGTCTGTTTTAAAATCTTCTATAAAAAGATGACCTCCACCATTTCCCTCTTCGTCTTGGCTTATAGCTACTTGAAAAGCTTTATTACCTTTTTTGACTAAAAGAACTGGAACATATTCATTCTCATACCATTCCTCTAATTTGAAAGCACATATTTTATATCCAATTAGTTGGCTATAATGTTTTTTTGCCCATTTTTCATAAGTTTTACTATAAGGTACACTCATTATGCAAATCCCCATCTTTTTAAAACTTTAATATCGTCTTCATCTACATGATCTATTCGATCAATATAAACTTCGATCTCAGGGGAATGCTGACAATCGCCATTATCATCAATATATTCTCTAGTCATAAAATAGTCATCATAACCATCTTTTTTAAAAACTTTAAAATTAGAATAAATTAGTCTAAGTAAATCTATTTCTTTTATTTCTTTGCCGTCTTGATTTACTGCAAATTTATAACTCCAAAGTTTGCCCCCATAATCTTTTTCAATTAATTGACAATCTAAAAGTTCAAAAAAATGCTTATGGGAACGCTCATACGTTCCCTCATTTTCTATAGTTCTTATCATTACTGGCATTTTATAACTCCCTATCTTCAAGTAATTCTTTAATCCAACTTCTAGCGGCACTATTTGAAATATGATCTGCCATAAAACCAGTTAAATTATCATCGTCAAAAGGTTGTAAAACATGATAGTAATCAGGGTTTGGATTTTTTCCACTAATTTGATGTAACAAAAAGTACATTAAATCTCTGTCTTCTAACTCATTTACTTCAGCTAGAAATTTTTCTTTTGCTTCTCTGTATTCCATGATTATTCCTCCTCCTCGTCTACAGTTCCTAAAACTTCTATCTCTTCTAAATTATCAAAAGACATTTCCATTTGTGCATTATCTAAAGCTTCATCTTCGTTTTCAGCTTCAACATACACAGTAGTTTTTAGCCAACCTGACATAAAAACTTTGTATTTTTCCATAGATATTTCTCCTATAATATGTGATTTATCTTATATATTTATCAAATAAAAAAGGCCATGTCAAACATGGCCTATATTTTATCTTCTACGTCTTGTTTTGGGTCGTTGGTTTTTATACTTGTCGTAGTCTTTTCCGTATAAAATTTTTCCAATCCAATCGAATAAAAAAAACATCCTACCTCCTTTCGTTAATCATTTTCTACTAAATTGATATCAACACGATCTTCAAATGTAGCATCAATAGAATGCAATTCGTGGAGATCATTATCAAAGTGAACAAATATTTCTAAATCTTGATCGCACCATTTTAATGCTTTAACTAAATCTTTAACTTTCATTGATAATCCTCCAAGTATATCCATCAGGAAGCCAAGACATTGAACTACAAGAATTTGCATACTCTATTAGTTTTTCAAATGTATCAAACTCAAATGTACGGCCTTGGTCATCTTTAATTATTACTTTTTGCATCACAGCTCCTTTCATATTGATTATCTATTACAGCATCTCTGTGTAATTCTTTATGTTGATTTAAATATTTTTCTTCTTCAATAAACTCAGCTACTTTATTTCTTATTTCGCATATCTGATTAAAGTGTTGATGATCACAAGTTATTTCAGTTACGCCATGATTTTCCAAAAGATTATAAAAGTCATCTTGAAATTTACTAAACTCACTATCTGACATTTCAATTCTGCTCATTGTTATCCTCTTGATCATTTTCTATGAGTTCGTTCAGCAAATCTCTAAGCTGAAGTCTTTGTTGGGGCGTCCAAATATCTCTAGCAATATATGTAGTTCGCATCGTATTTTTTTCATGCTCGGCCACATCAATCAAAGAATTATATTCAAACTCTCTATGCTCCTTTTCGTTGTGTTGGAAACCATCTCCCATCTCTTCTTTAGTTAGCCAATGTTTCATTCATTTTCTCCCCTCATCAGTTCCAAAAGTTCGTTAAGTTTTCTACTAAATAAGTCTATCTCTTCGTCATCAGGATAAGTTTCTAATAAACTTTCAAACATACCTTGGGCATCTTTGAACTTAGTCTTAATATCAATTAATGTTTCAGGTTTGTAACATTTATCAATACACCACCACATACCTTGTTCACTTGTTGCATATTCATAAACTTTTTGTTCACAAGAATCACATTCAACCATCTGACAATCAGCACACATAAATCCTGAAACTTCTCCATCATCAGCTGGAATACGATTGACAAACTTACCTGATCCAAAACTTGTATCTTCTTTGCAATCAATACAAAGATTGCCTAAATCTTTTAGCTTTTCCATAAGGCCTCCAATTTTAAATCTAATTTTTGAATTTTTTTAAAATCTTTGTAAAGATCATCATCATTGTCATAACTAAAACCATTTATTGTAGCTGAATTAACTGCTTCATAACCTTGGTCTAAACCATTTTCTAAAATGAATTTGATCTCCATTACACAAGATATAATTTCTGCTTTATCTTCTTTAGTGAGTTCAATCTTTTCCATAGTATTCCCTCCAATCTTTAACAGTTTGAAAATCTCCTCTATCTCCGATAGTGGTATAATCCATCCAACCACTTGAAGCTTCAACACCTTTCATAAAAGCATAGTATTCCTCTTTAGTATTAAACCAATAATCTTCGATGTTATTTTCGTCTCGATCTGATCCCCAAGCTATCTTAACATTTATTGATTCTTCATATGTATCCCCTTTTGGCACAACAAAACCAATAACTTTAATTTCATTGTCTCCATCATCGTCTGTTTGGTCTACTCTGTAATCAACTGGACAATATTTCAACCACTCAAAAAACTCTCTTCTCTCAGTTTCAACGTAAGAATCAGAAAGCTCCATTCTGTGTTTTTTAGCTAACTTTTCTAATTGTGGCCAACATACATCGTATACATCCTCATTATCAAATGTAGCTATCCAATCGCTATGCTTACTAGTAATAAAATATGCTTTAATCATCATAGTCCTCCTATATCTCTAAACTTTGAAGATTACAATTAACGTAATTAGCCACCATAACTCTAAGTTCTGTATAGCAATCGTCACATAAAAGAACTGGTGCAAAGCTTTGCTCCATATCTTCCATTGGCTGTTCTTTGCTTCCACATTTACAACAGCTGTCGTAACCTTTTGGTAGATCTCTAAATCTGTGAATGTGCAAAGTTTTACTTGTGTCCGTATCGTAAAATCCATCTGCTTTTTTAATACAAGCATATACATAAACTTCACAAACATGACTACGATCAGGACAATCTAAATCTAAGTCTGTGTTTAGATGATAGTCGTAAGGTTTGCCATCATGCCAAACACTACGCCACATATCTATCTCGCCTTTGTTTTTAAAATATCGAGCTGAGGCCACAGCTTTTTCAAATGCTCTGTTCATCACTTCTCCTCCTCAACGTAAACAATATCAAAACCTAAGTCTCCATAAGTCCACTCTCTCAAATAATATTGTAACTGCTCTAGTTGTCTATGACCATTACCTCCGTTTGAAACTTTAGAAGAGTATTTAAGATATTCTAGTTGTATATCCTTTGCTTTTTCTTCAGCTTCATCCATTGAATTTGCCTCAACGGTAAAATTACGATCAAGCCAAATATGAGCGTCTAGTTTAAAAGTATAATTTTTCATACGATCTCCTATATAATGTGTAATAAGATTTATCGCATACTATTAATTTATTGTCAAATCAAAAAGTTTTTCCCAGTCAAAAGGATATTTAAGTTGTAGATATGGTTTGAGCTGAAGGCCTTTGCTTCTCAGCTCTACTGCATCTTTGCCTTGATACAAATATAAATCCTCACGGCCTCTAACCATAATCCAAGTTGAACCATGCCCATGCCGAGTTAACCAAGCCACCTGATTAGGCGAAAGCTTAACAACATTACCAGTTGTAACTTTTAATTCTATGAAATGAAATTTACCTTTTGCATCACAGACAAGTAAATCAGGTATGCCAAGTGTCATCCAGTTTTCTATTCTTGTCAGGATTATATTCTCAGGCAGTTTTTCTACTGCTCTTTTGATCTCCTGATAGAAGCCGTTTTCCTTCTTCGGTTGAGGTGGCGTCCTCGTGGTCAATAACTCCCTCAACTCTTTTTGGCTCATACGAATCTTTAATCTCCTTAAGAGCTTTTATTACTTCATCTTTAGACATACTATCAATCGTGCCATGTCTAATCTCAGATTTATTAATATAGATATTACCTTGTGCTTGTCCTCTTCTATACTCAGCCTGAACAGCGGCTGAATAAGCACCATTCTCTAAAGCTCTATCTCTAATTGTCTGCAAATCTTTTAAATGTCGTTTGTAATTAACTCCATATTTTTCATCCAGTTCATCTCTATAAAGTTGAATTGCTCTAACAACATGAGGACAGATTTCAGGATTAGTCATTTCGTAAGCTCTTGTATGAGCTGAAGAAGCTGGAAAGCCAGCATTTATTGCAGCTTCTCTCATGGTTATCATACCATCATTAGAGACAAGCTCTTTAACAAACTTCTCTTGTTTACGAGAGAGCTTGCTATGTATATCGACTTTTGGCCGACCTCTTCCTTTTTTCAAAGGTTTTAAAATACTCATATCTTATATATATAACAGAAATTATTTTTTTTCAAAAAACTTTTTAGGCTCTTATAAGGCCAAATTTGATTTAACAGTATGGTTACATATTTGTATATCAGTAATGTAACCATATATGTAACTGCTATAATCCTTATATATAAAGGAATACAGAGTAAAAGTTACATGGTTACACTAGTTACACCTATTTTTTAATAAAATTATTTTTTTTATTTTTCTGTCTATATATAAAGGCGTTTTTAATTTTTTGGAAATAAGTCTCTTTGCGAGGCGTGACTTGTGGACTTAGGATATGATGTTCCCAAACTCTCTTCATAGTCTCCCTCCTTTTCAAGCTGACTTCTACATGGTGGTATCCAAACCAAATCTGTTCCAAACGACCTTTCATCTTCTTCAAAGCCTTTCCAAACAAACCAAGCATAGCTCGTAGCTGTGGACGCCGTTGCCGATAGCTTTCCTTTAAGGATTGGTACTCGCTCTGTAAACTGAGCCACAAAATCAGGATGTGTCTCTTTAAATAATCTTTCATATCTTCCTACACTTTCTAAAAACTGTGTTCTTGCAAAGATAGCAACACAGTATCTTGCTTGTTTTAATGCTTTTAATACAAATTCTTCAGCCAGGTTAAATGGCGGATTGGTTACAATATAATGATACTTCTGTTTTTCGTCTGTTTTAAGGAAATCGGCGATTCGGTCTTGGCCATAATCATCTATGTCAGCTGAAACAACTGTATCAAAATACTCTTTTAATACTTTTGTCATGTGACCAGCTCCGCAAGCTGGCTCCAAACAATTAATGTGTCCATATCGGCCAGTAAACTTATCAGGTATACGCCAATATTTTTTTAAAACTTTTTCAAACAACGCTCTCGTTGCCCAAGGCGGAGTAGGAAAGTAGTCTTTACTATCCTTATCCTCATGCCTTTGGCTCATAACAGCGTGTGTTTTATTTTGTACCATCAGGAACTATCCATTCTAAGTGATCCGTGTACCGTGCTTCAGGATACCTTTCTCTGATCTGTTCTGCTTCACAGTCCCAACAAGTATATTCAACATCACAGCTGGTACATTCTTTATTAGGCTCATAGTCATCATTTTCGATAAGCTTATAATTGTAAACACGTTTACCATCTATGTAATAAAGTTCATCTTCCATCATAAAACTCCCTTGAAGCTAGACGGATTACCCCAAGACCCGTGGGTCCTATACATTGTAAAGTCCCCTAATTTTTCTTTTAATATTTTTAGTTGGTCATCGTCTAAAACACCTTTGTAGTCAATGCAAAAGGCTTCATATTCTTTAGAAAAACAATCTAAAAAATGTAACTCGCCGTTTATTACTTTGAATGTGCCAGTATTATCTGGAAACGTATAAATTTTTTGTTCTTTAGCCACGTTAATTTTCTCCTATAATGTGTTATGCGATATATCTTATACATATAATTTGGTATGTCAAATAAAAAGCTGCATAAAACGGAGGAGTCTTATGCAGCTAGTTTTTATCACACATTATATAGTTCTTTATTTTTAATTAAGGCTATAAAATAAAGAATCTTGAAAAAGGTAGTTTTATTGTTTCTTTTTCAACACCAGTTATCGCATATGATCACATATGTGTCAATTTTTATTTACATAAAGATAAGCTAAAAGCGTAATAAATCCGATGACTGTGATACAAAGCACAATAATCCCAATCCATTCCCATATTTTTCTAATGAGTTCTTGGCGTTCATAGATTTCTTTTTGCCGTTGCTTTCGTATCTGTCCTTCCATATGAAGTATTTCATTCCATGAATTAGCTCCGTAGTGAAAATTAATGAA